ATACCTGTTATGGTATAGGGAATTGGGTATCATTTATTGATTCTATATAGTGGAGCATCATCATGCTCATCTACTACTTGTTTCTTTAGTTCTGCTAGCATAGATAGTAATTGGCCAAAGTTATTATCAGTTAATCTAAGATAGGAGTATGTTCCCATATTGGTAATCATCTTCTCTTTAGATATCTGCTTAGCTCTATACTCTGGCATACTACGATTGTTAGGATTATCCCCACCATCTTTAACTTCTATGATTAGATTATATGGGATCAATAGAAAGTCTGTTATCCAATGATGTGTTTTACCATTAAACTTATACTCTAGTGTAGGACCTGGTGCTATAACCTCGTTAGATTTGTACTCTAAGACAGTATCTAGAAACTCCATTAGTTTCTTCTCATACTGCCCTGTATAAGTAAACACTTTACCATCAGACCATTTATATCTACCAGAGATTCTTCTACCTGCTAGCATCTTCTGTTGATGTTCTGGTTCATCGGTTAGATATACTTTGTTGTATATCTTAAGCATTCTATTCTGATAAGTTTTCTTTACTGCTTCATAACACTTAGGATTCCCACAGAGTCTCTCATACTTCTGTCTCTTCTCATTCCATTTAGTAGGCTTACCACATACAGTACAGTTACCATGACCATGTTTATCATTCACTATATCATATACTAGCCTATATGGAGTATAATCATCAGGTATCTCATCATCATGATTCTTCTCTATATGATTGGTAAGCTTATCTCTAATAAGTTTTTCTCCACAATATGGACAAGCATATGTTTTCATATGATATCAAGTCTCTCTCTTTAATATAACTTCACAAGATCACCTTTAAAGTCAAGCGGAAGTAATGTTCTAGGATCAAGTTGTATATCAGAATCAATAGTCTTATATCTATACCCAAAGCTTATTTGAGTAGGATCGAAATTTTCTGTCCATAAAGCTTGATTCTTTATGACTACTATCTCATCATATGATTTATTTTGAGATACTCTATTATCACTATCTGTTTCAAGATAGTTGTATGATATACAGTCATGATCCCATGGTCTAACATCCAAAAGATTACCATTCAAGAAGAAATAAACTTTTCCATCTTTTCTACAGACTGCAGAATGATGCCATTTGTTTACATCTACCGAAGAACTACAATATCCCCCATTACTGAACCCATATCCAGACGCTGTATATCCATATCCACCATTATTTGAGAATACTAGCATGTTGTATGGATATCCACTTACTCGCTTTTTATTCCATGAACCAAGCAGATCTATATTCCCTATCAAACTATCTATTTTAAACCAAATGGATATAGTGAAATCTTCTAAGTTGCCTATATTTTCTCTTAAAGTCTCACAATATGCTTTGCATTCTGTTAGTTTGAAGTATGGTTTGTTTTGCAATCTTCCAGAATCTTTAAGTATTTCTACTTTTTTAATAGTTCTAGCCGTCGTATCGAGCCATAATCGCCATTTATTACCAGATACTTCATCATATATTTTGTTTCCATTTACATGACAAAGAGACAACATATTACCAGTTATCTGTATAGGGGGGGGGGGCAATTGGCATAACTCTACACCTTCTTTGATCTATTATTTGTTTTAATATAATCTCAAGCTATCATTATCAGTTATATATTTATATTCTGGATATTGATCCATAGGAAGAACGGTAAAGTCTTCTTTATATAGACAAATATCTTTGTGGATAACTACTTTGTCTATCCACCCAGTTATAGATCCAGAATCAGTTGTGTTAAATAGGTTTAAGATATCAAAGAAATTTATTGGAGATCGCATATTTTGCGTCGTATAGATTAATTTCCCATTGAGTGTAACATATGACGTTCCATCAGCATCTTTGCAAAAAGTAATGAAAAAGATATCCAGTTCTTTTCCAGATATAATAGATGACACATCAGTTAGATTGGCGCGTGCTGAAGTAGAATTATCATCTATAAATATATAGTTACCATATTCGTATCCAATGTCATTCTCTGCTATTGAATTAAAATAAAATCCAATCTCTTCGTATCCACTACCAACTGTATTCCTTTTTGTAAATAGAGATGCACTATATGCTCCACTTGGATTCTGGATCTGCTTTTTTGCATGGAATGATATCTTGCCATACTTAGATTTAGAAGTATATCTTTTGTTTACTACGTCCACATCATTAATCTGCATTCGTTTCCATTTACCAGTACGCTCTTTGGTCCCATCCAAATAAAATATGCATCTATCTGGTACTATTACTGGGGGGGGGGTTAATGGCATAACTCTACACCTTCTTTAATCACCTATTGTTTTCTTATCATTTGTATCTAATACGGGATGAAATCTAAATGATGATCTAGATCTACCATCTATCTTAATAGCTTTACTCTCTTTTGGTTTATGTAATATATCTCCAGTAACTGATAGAGAAGGCTTTGTATTATCTCCTACAACACCTTTGTTTCTGTTATCATTATTTGTCATAGTTTCTAATAGAGATCCTATATGTAGCATATACATATCACCTTCTTTATCTCTTATATAAATACATATAACCATAGCAACAAGAGAGCAGATATAAGCCCTCTTGTTGATCGAATGTATGATAAACTTTTCTTAGATGCTATTATCAATACTTGTTCTGACTACTTGTCCCATATTTAACATCTGCAGGACTCATACTATCAAAACTAGCCTTCTTAGGAAGGGGTTTATACAGACGGGTACTCTGACGCCTACCACTAAGCTCATTCATAGCCTTACTATGAAATGCCGCTTCATTAATAACGTCAATGAGGGTTCCAATACTAAGCATATTATACACATCCTTACTATTTCTCAAAGAGAATATTATGGTTTACCTTTTTGTTACCCAATGACCGAATTGATTTGCATTATAGTAAATGGATACACTCTTATAATACGAAGAAGTTGCTTAAGATGATAACTCTTTCAAGTTATATTAATAGACTATCATTTCCCATACCTCGTATGAGGTATGGGAATTGTATTGGTTTACTTAGTTAAGCACTTCTAGCATACTTAGCAAGAGTATTATATCTAGACCTCTGCATTCTATCAGCAAGAGATCCAGTTCTAGGACCAACTTTACCAACAATAGAGGATTTAGATTCATCGTCTACTGATTTTCTTGGGAGAGCACTATATAATCTAGAACTAGGTCTACTACTCATAGCAACATTCTTCATTGTATCACTATAGTAGCCAGTTTTGTGTACTACTTCTAAGAGAGTTCCTACTACCATCTTTAATCCTACTTTCTTATCTTAGTATAACTTTATATCATCAGTCAATGGTTTCTTATATCGTATATCGGTTATAAAGATATCTCTATAGAGAACCACTTTATCTATAGAACCTATAAATGCATATGCTCCACCATAGTTTCCACCTACAACCCCTAGAGTCAGATTGCTTAGATCATACTGTGGTGCTAATGCATTCCCACTATTTCCTATAAAGAACTCTTTGCCGTTCAAATAGAAATGCATAGTTTTAGTACCAAGTTCTCTAGAAATAGCATATAGATTCCAATCATCTTGGTCTATTGATGGTTGAACAGCTGTCATCTTAGGACCACTTACAGCTCCAGTTACATCATCATCAACATATAACGTATTATCATTTATATCTCCGATACATCCGAAGTTGAATCCATGGCCTAATCCAAAACCAAACTCTCTAAATTGTGGTTGATATGGGTACGATCTATTTAGTTTAACCCACGCAAACAGTGTAAACGCATCTGTTGATGGAGATACTTTAGATTGATCTATTGGAGTATAAATAGCAGACCCATTTGGTCCCTTGGACACATGTACTCCATCTTCAAATACCATATCTGAAGATTGAGACACCTTTTGGTATAATCCCATCTTCTCTACATTGCCGTCAAGATAAAATATAGTCTTATCTGGAACGATTATGGGCTCAAAATTATCTTTCTTTGTTTGATTACTCATTCTCTATCCCCCCCCCCACATATAATGGATATATATAAGGAGGAAAATGAAAATATGCTTAAGAATTGTCGGAAGGGTTGTTATTTCTATTATTTCCACCTTGCCTCTGTTGTATAGTAGCCAAGTGGGTTCTTAATATGGTGATATAGTCTCTGTATATCTTACCAGCAGCTGTAACCTTGCAGTTGAATACATCTTTCACTATATTACAAGCAACTTGCTTCCTCTTCATTGCCAATGTCTTCTCAGAGTTCTTATCATCCTTCTCCATCTTAGGAGTTCCTCTAGGATCTGTATTCTTATAAGGAGTATTCTTAGATGGATCTACATTACCACTAGTAGTAGTATTATTGCTTCTACTGCTACCAGGTGTTAGATTAGGAGTAGAAGATTGATTAGCAGTTGGTGCTTGATTGCTATGAGATGCTACAGCAACATTAGCATACTCTACTAACATAGCTTCTCGCATCAATAACCAATCAGCAGATGCATGTTGTACTGTAGCAATATTGTTGCTAGCATTAGCGTTAGGATTGGAAGATGCTACTTTATTGCTAGATTGCTGTTGTGTATTTAGGTTTTGTAGATCATTCTCTGCTGCTTCAGAATCGTTCTGTTGACCAGATACAGGATCTCTGTTGATGAATGATATGATAGATTGTAGTTGATTCTGTAGTATATGAACAGTTTGGTTATAATTCATACAGTAGTTATACATACCAACCATCATAGAGGTTAGCTGTCTAGAATCTAAGTTCTGTAATCTATCTTCTCCAGAGTAGTAAGCTTTAGCAAAGTCTAAGAAGTCATCTCCATTTCCTTGATAGGATTTTATGATAGACTTCATAAACCACTTGTTATTGTTATCTACTCCATCATCATCTCCATCTACTTCTATTCTAGATAGATTGATAGTATTCAGTGCATTTGATATAGGTTCTCTTATTCTATATAAAGCCGATCTATAGTCAGGAGCCTTATTAAGAGTACAAGAAGGATCTATAGGATACTTAGATGGATTGAAGTATTCCGCATTATCTTTAAGCATTGGATTATACTTCTTCATTTGGTCAGAAGCAAACTTACTATACTGAGCGAAGTTGTTCTTCAATAGTATAGCAGTCTCTCCTTTCCATTTGATATACCAAGATTGATTCGCTATAGGAGCTTCTTCTTGCAATAATTGTTTTGATATAAGCATAGAGGCTTCTACAAGAAACTTGTTTCTTAGATCTACTAACAATGGGTCATAATCTAAGAACTCTCTATTCAAGATCATTTGGTCTATAAGCCTCCTTTCTATATTTTATTTATAAGATCTAGTATAGTTTAAAGGAACTATCTCTATCACTAAGAGCTTTCCATTTATATCCCCAATTTATATCAGAATTGAAATTTTCCGTCCACAATGCTTGTCCTTTGATAAGAACTATCTCATCATAACATGAAGTAGCAGATCCTGGATAATCGTAGCCATCAGAAGTACCAATCTGATGTTTCTTTACTACAAGATATGGCACTGGATCGCTGGCTTTTAATTGCCCATTTATAAACATATGGCC